GTCAAATTTCATCAAGTTTGCTACAGGGTTACAAAGAATCGTCGAAGTTGAAGCAACTCCGCTTGAGTTTCAAACGCTGGTTCCGCCAGTGAAGACACATGTCCCCATCGAGAGTAGGAGTGCTTATCTCGAGGGTAGGATTTCCCTTCAACCTGAAAGGTTCAAGCGTGAACTTTCTTGGAAGGGAGTGTTTTCTGAACAGGTTCCAGATCTCTATGTTTTGAGGAAGGATGCTGATGTTCAAAGAGAGAGATTGCGGAGAGGGATAGTTGCCGAGTTCGAAGGGGCCGGTAAGAAAATGAGTCGTTATCAGAGTTCCGTGGCGTTACAAAAACAGCTGGCAGGAATGGCGGATGAGACTAATCCACTTTACACACATCCAAAGTATTTGAACATGGGTCTTGTGCAAACACCCAAGGATGAGGCTTCGTTTGGTGCTGGCATTGCTCAACGAATTAGACGTGCTACTCGTGAGGAGAATAAGAAAGATCTTCTAGAGAGCATAGTTTTCGGTGAAGCCATGTGGACTAATTTCAAAGCCTACATGGGTTGGACGAGCAAGGTACCTATTGATGATGTACTTTGGGAAGAGTCGGTAGTTGAGTTTGAACATCGTCGGGCAGTTCGCAGTCAAGCCAATAAGAAAGGCTCGTTGAACAGGGCTGATCCACTCTACTCTGATTTCTTGCATGCGAAAGCGCAGTTTAAGAAAAAGGAGGAAGGTGTTCCTTTGGCGAAACCTCTTCAGACTTTGTTGGTACGTTCAGATGAATACATTTTCAAATTTGGACCTTTAGGGGTTTACCTTTTGAAGATGCTCATGAGGTATTGTCCGGAGCATGTGTACATACATGCAAAGAAGACTTTCCTTGATATGGCCAATTGGACGGAGAGGTGGTGTTCCAATGATGACGATTATTTCAGCATCGACATAAGTGGACACGATGGTACTCAGCGAGGAGGTTTCCTTAATTTGGAAATTCTATATTTGCAACATTTTTCTGTTCCTGAGGAACTTATTGCAGATTATGTGGAAGATAAGATTAGTTTCCACACCAAGACTATGATGATCGGTCTGATGCGTTTCTCTGGTGAGATATTCACATATATCTTTAATACTACTGGTCAAATTGCTAGGACGGTTACTAAGTACTGGATTCCATATGGAAGACCTTTGAAGTTTAGTGGAGATGATGTCAAGGGGTCAGGTGAATTGGTTGAACGACCCGAATGGCGACGAGTTGAGGCTTACGACCATGCTATTGAAAAGCTTGATCGGGGTCCCCAAGGAGAATTCTGTTCTTATTTGGAAAAGAAGGGACAGGTTTTCAAGAATCCACACATTTTGTTGCAACGTTTGTTGGCGGCCGAGTCAATGGGCCGTACTAAAGATGTGATCGATGGGTATTTCCTTGAGTTCTTGACGCTCTATAGATTGGGTGACAAGTTGTTCGATTTGCTTACTGAAGATCAGATGGCAGCACATCAAGTGCTGACTAGTGAAGTTTTCAATATCCGAAGACGCTCTCATGTTTCAGTCAATCTGAATTTTGAGATGCTGGATGAGAAGATGAATGCGGCGGAAAATATCGAAGGCTACATGCAGGTACTCAACACGGTTAACACAGCTGATGTCAATTTGGAAAAGTTCTCGTTTTCCGATGCTGGCATTAGTGAGTCGTATACCGTACAAGGGGTTGAAATACCAGTTTACCAAGATGTCTTTGGTTCAGCAGAACTCTAATACTTATGATGTCGGTCCGGGATCTGAACAGACTTTGTCTGTCACTCAAGTCAATAATGAGTTGATCCTGAAGACTACCATGAGTTTAAAGGGTGCTTGCAAGAAGAGTTGTTCTTTGATGAGTTTGTTGAATGATCATATTACCGGGATGGGGCAAGTACATTTCAAGGAACTGAGAATGGATGCGATCCTTGTGAAGGATTCGAAGGTTGTTGCGGGTTTACACGCTGAAGGTTTGTCGTTTGCGGATTTTAATGCTGCTCTGCAGATCAATGGGTCTGCATACGCTTCTGCGACTCAGTATCAGGGGGCTGGTTCGAGGCAGGAAATGATATTGAGACCTTCTATTGGTTACTCTACTCAAATCTTACCGCCAAGTGCGGCTGCACCGGCCATGGCATTGACGATTGCGTCTAATGACACATGTGATGCGTTGATTCCGATGACTTTCGTTCTTACTTATACGGGTCCTATTCAGAAGTACGGTTTGGTACTGTCTTTTTAGAGGGACCTGATGATTCAGAGGATGAAGGTCAATCAAGTGGAGATGAGGGTGCGAATGTTTCGCATGTTACTGATCCGAGTGCTGTTACTGAACGGGATGTGCGCGAAAACGCGTCACCTATTAAGAAAACAGTTACTGGTTCAGGAGAAAAAGTTGTCAAATTACAGAAATTGTTGTTCAAGTTGTGTTTGAGAGATTCCTACCGAAAGGCAGGTTACAGTCATGTTGAATTTGAATGTGGTATTGTTTCTGTTCGACAGAATCTTGATTGGAAGATTGGAATGGATTATATATTGTTGTTCTCTGAAGGTGTAGTTCGGGGAGACGTGGTCGCCAGAGGCGCCAGTGTTCCTAAATTACTAAGGAGAATGACACAGAGCCAGATTGATGGTCTGTTTGATGTTAGTTCTTGTATTATTCCTACCATCCCAAAGGGGGTGGAGGTTTTGGTGGATATGCGTAAAAGTCCAGATAAATAAATAAATGAAATTGTCATATAGCGATGTTTCTTACGTCATGCCGACAGGCATGTTTCTTTTCAGAAAAGG